CCGCCAGCCTTAGCACCTCACCTGCAGCGCCAGTCAAAGGCAGCTTGCGCCCTGTCTTCCCTGCCTCTCTTAACCCAGCAGCAGCAGTAGGGTCTTGGTCAATAAGCCCTTGGATTTTATTCAAAGCCTCAAGGCGTTTTTTGTATTTATCAACCCGCTTGCCAGCGTCATCCAGAGATATGACGCCATTGGTTATATCATCAATAAAGTCTTTGTGTCGCTGGCTAGCCCTAAACATTGATACGCCTAGAGCAGTAATTCCGAGGGCCAGCAAGGTAATCGGGTTCCTGGCCATCGTTAGCGCCAACGCCTTAAGTTTTGTTATAAGCAAGCCCACTGAAGTTACCAACTTAAATCTAATAAATCTTGAAAGCAGTGACACAGAAAATGCAAAGCCCTTTGCACCCATCGCAGCGCCAACTTTTGTAAGCATTGTGAGCAGCGAACCGAGCACGGCTCCACCCGCAAGCACTGTGACAGCATCAATAAGGTTGCGGAAGTTTCTAATTACAACGACAATTCCTTTTACAAGAACTTCGATAGCTCCAGCAACAACTTTGGCCATGTTGATGATTACTGGTGTGAGCGCTATCAACGAATCAGCAATTCCTTCTTGCAGCTTTGCGCCAACGTCAATTAACTGCTTACCAAGCTCTCTCCGAACCTCATCAAATGCACGCTTCTGACGTTCTCCAGATTCTTCCGCACTAGCAGCCATGTCTAATGCGCCCTTGCTGTATTTCTTGGTTACGAACACCAAGAATTTCACCAAACGATCAAGGCCAACTTCTCCGTTCTTGAGCATCTTCTGCAGCTCTGAGGTGCTGATATCGTTCGCCTCGGCAAAGGCAGTCACGGCGGCAGGGAAACGCTCACCCAACTGACCAGAAAGTTCTTCAGCCGAAATCTTGCCTTTAGAGAACATCTGCACCAAAGCAGTAATGCCACCTCTCACGTCTTCAGCAGAACCCTTAGTCGCTTTAATTGCTTTAGTCGTGCCAAGGAATGCCAGAGCAGCTGTCTCAATGGTTCCACCCGCGCCTAAAACAGCAGCGCTGAGTCGAGTCATTCCAACAGTGGCGTCTTCACGCTCAACGTTGAGTTGACTGACGGCATACTCGATAGCCTCATTTGCCAAGGCAACTCTGCGGGCCGACTCAACCTGATCTTTTTCTTTCTGCAAAATCCTTTCCATGGCTTTTTCGGCCAAGGAAATAGATGCCGCATAATTTGTAAAGCTGCTGATCTGCTGAGCGCCAACACCAACGCTGGTGCCAATACCACCGCCAAGCACTGCGCCGCCAGGACCAAATGGAGCACCTAACAAGGCACCAGCCGCGCCTGGAGCACCACCGAAAATCCCAGCTGATGCAACAGCTCCAACGGTCTGTGCAGCGCCCTTCAAGTCAAAACGTTTTTTGCCAATCTTTCCAAGCTTGCGGTCAACCTTATCTATCTCTTTGCCAAGATCTCTAAAGCCTTGGCTAGTGGGATCAAGGCCAGCACGCAGCTGAGCAAAAGCAGCTTTTTGTGCATTAAGACTATTGACGCTTCCATTTGAAGCAGCAGCTTGTCGCTTGATTTCAGCGGTTACCTGCGATAAAGAGCGACCCATCATTTCAGTGGCCGCTTTGCTTTCTGCAGAACCGATGGCCGCAATTGTTCTAAAAAGACCAGAAGCCTCTCTCGGCTGATCAAGCATCAAAGGAGGCAAAGCTCCTCTTTCTCTACGCCTACGATTCCTGGCAATAGACTTCGCGACGGGATCAGTCTCGCCCCCAAAGCGGCCCAATGTTCCTAAGCGTGACCTGATTTGTGCTTTGCGACCAGTCGGATCAAGAGGGTCTAAATCAAGCTGGCTTTGAATTTGATTGATTCGATTTAGGGTTTGTATGTATTCCTCACCGCCTATCACTAACGCACCCAAATCATTCCGAAGCTCTCTTAGCTCCATTTGAAGATTATTTGTCGTCCGGGGTAATTCGTTCAACTCTGCCCCAAAAGTTTTTACTATCTCAGAAGCACTTCTAATTTTTCTGTTGTTGTCAACTTGTACCTTTGTAGTTGCGGCAACTGCTGCAGCAAGCCTGTTTTCAATCCTGGTTCTAGCCTCAGCAAGAACGTTCAGCTGAGCCTGCTGTTCCAAAAACTGGGGATTTACTCGCCCTTCTGCATCGAAAGCCTCTTCAAGTTTTTTGCCTCTTAAAAAATCTTCTCTCTCAAGGAAACGGCCTGGAGTTGCCTTAACAAAAGATCCTCTGCGCCTAATTGCCGCCTGGCTAGTCTCAGCAGTTTTTTCAGCTTTCTTTAGTTTCGACTCATAAAGAGCAATATCTCTGCCTAGCTGATTGAAAGTCTTGCTGTTGATAGCAGCCTGGGCCTGCAAGCCTTTAAGAGCTGTTACTTGCCCTTTAATAACATTTATGCTTTCGCCGCCCTTGGCTGAAAAGTTTTTAACACCTTCAGCTATTTGCCGAAGGCTTTTGCCGGTTATGTCAGCAGTACTACCAAGACCCTTAAGACTGCTTTTGACCTTGGCGATCTCTTCGATGCCTTCCAGGCCAAGCTTAATCTTGAGTTCCTCAAGAGTCTTAGCCATCTGCCTTCTTGCTGAATTCGCGAAGTGCAGCGGATTCCATAATGCGGAGACCCTCTAGCAGTTCACGACGGTTCTCCACATCATAAAGGTCAAAAAGCCCTCCGGAAACCAGTAGCACGTCATATCGCAAGCCCACATATCCAGCCATGCTGACGGTCCATTGGGTCTGCATACGCAAGAACATCGTGACAATGTCCCAGTTCTCGTCCCAAACCTCGAAGTCTCCTGACTCTTCTTCTTTAGGTGCTGGCAGTTCTATGCCAAAAGCGGCGGCATCATCCTGAGTGTTGTCCTCAATGACTTTGCCGCCAGAAGCCCAGTAGACCGCAGCCTCTTTTAGTTTCCCGCTTGCGCCTCGCCGTAAGTTTTGGTGTAAGCAGCAAGCACTGCTTTCAGCCAATCCACGTCGTCAGCAAAATCATCAAGCTCAGCTTCAGAGAACTTGATCTCGTCACCGTCCTCATCCTTGATTCCTTCCCAGCCAACAAGAACTTTCTTGAGCAAAGAGGCACCCTCTGACTCCGTGACCCCTTCCAGCTCAGACATCTTCACTCGCTTGAAGATTGCCGTGAACTCAGACTTCTCAAACTTGCCGGGCTTGGTGTCGCTAGGTTCCTGCACTTCGACAGGCCACTTGAAGGTTTTTACCTTCTTACGAACAAAAGCCATCAGATAAATCAAATAAGCTGGCTCAGCATACACAAAAAAAGGGAGCCCGCAAAGGCTCCCTGCAGACCCCAAACACCTGAAACTTACCTGAAGTCAAGTTCCAATTCATCATTGCCTGCAGTGCTAGGCACTGCAGTAAAGGGGATCTCCAGCATCGCAATACCGTCAAGGTCTCCATAGGAGACATCGGCGATGTCAGCCTTAGCTGAATTCACTTTCACTTTGTTGCCAGCAGCCGTGCCATGCGTGAACTTCATGACTCCAAGCGTGTCAGCCAAAGCTGTAGCGAAGTAGTCCTTCGTTGCGATCGAGACAGCTTCGATTGAAACGTTGCCAGTGACTGCTCTATCGACCAGCAGAACTTCAGCAGTCGTAGCACCCACGAGTTCGCGATAAACGATCTCATTGCCAACATCCAGGCTGAAACTGGAAAGCTTGGCTGTCGTGAGACCCATCACGCTAACGTCAGTAGTGTTCCCCTTCTTGAAGATCAAAGGAGTTGCCTGATCGGCGTAAGTGACACTCGGCTGACTGCTGTCATCAGGAGCCACATAAATTCCAGTCATCGTAAAGTCGATGGTTGGAATTTCTCCGACGTTGGCATTGATCGTGAAAGTTCCACGAGCACCAGTCACCTTGTGACGAACACCATCAAGGTTGTAGTGAATAGTGACGGAGTCAAAGTTTGCGCTCACCGGGTCATAAATGACGCTGGTGTTAGCCGTGATGGTTTCCGAGAAGCCGCACGCCTTGAGGGCTTTGCCGTAACGAGGTGGAGTGCCAGCAGTGCCAGAGCCGGCAAGCTCAACGCTGAAGGTGCATTCAACACGAGTGTTGGCCAGGATCTGCTCAGAAGCGCCCAGGTAAGGACGAATCAAATCACGACTGACAACGTCACTCTGCTGAGGAGTGATGCTTAGATCACGAACCAGTACTGCGTCAGCTCCGGTGGGAGTTGGGTCAGTCCCGTAGGTCGACTCCTCCTCGATCAGAATCAGGCGTTTGCGTGTTAGCAGTGCCATCGGTTTGTTCCTGGGATGAAGTTGATGAAGACGGTCGCTTGATCAGAGTGCGCTCGCCCGTTTCTGGGTCCAGCAGATAGGTAAATGGAAAGGGTGGTTAGGTTTAACCTAGCGCGTCCGTATTACTGGGTCAGGTCATCAACCTCGGTCCTATAACGCACCTCAAATTCACAACTGATAAGACCTGCTGGCTTGTCAGCCTCTATAAATTCAAATTCGGTCCTAATCGGTTGAACGTCGATGGCATATCCGCCAAGAGTCAGATCAGCCATGATTTTTGAATGCAAAGATTCAACAGTGTCATCAGCGGCTTGATCAGGAATATCCGAACGCTCAACAACAGTGATCCTGACCGTCATTGTCCAATCCAGGGTCGGGAGGCTGGTGTTCTGAACAGCAACATCTCGTATGGGCTGAATAATGATCGAAGGAGACTCTGCTCTAGCAAGAGGATCTACACGAGTTCTATAAATCCGCGTGCCTACTCCACTGGTGTTCGCCAGAGCGGTTTTGATTGCAGCCAGGATGCTTTCGCGCTTGGTTGTCATGCCTTAGTCCTTCATCAACATCACACGCATTATCTTGCCGTCATCCAACAGCATCGGCTCACGCACCGTATAAGCAACACCGTCAACGGTCATTGCGCTGCCATTCGTGACAGTTGAAAAATCTGATGTTTTGACCACCACTGCGTAGTCAGTCGTCAGCACGACTCCGTCAGCAATGATTTCGTTAGGAGACTCGAAGTATCCAACTCCATTCGTGTCGCCAAAAACTACTGGCACCGTAAAACCCGGCGTATCAAAGAAAGCGTCGAGATCTTCAGTGAAAGAAAGTGCCATATGAAAAAGCCCCCGCATTGCGGGGGCGGCAGATCAAAGATCAGTTGTACTTTTTGCGTCCCAGTCCGACGACGCTCACTGCACCTGCGCCA